GTAAATCACAGCTTGCTGTGCCTGCGCCGTGCCGCATTTTAGCAGCAACAGCGGGAGCAGGATGATCAGAATTTTCATGTGGCTTGCTCCTGTTTTTTCGATTGCAGCGACCACACCAGCATGGCGAGCCAGAACAACCCGGCAGCCACGAGGATGAACATGGCAGTTTCGCTGCCGCTGTGATTGGCTGATTGCAGAAAGTTGCCGACCGGAATGCTCAATGCTTGACCAATAGCGATTTTTTTCCGGTCTTTGGACTTGCGGCGGAAGGCGATGATGGTCGGCAACCAGCCGATGCAGAGCACCAGCACCGCCACGGCAATAAACAAGATTGTTGTCATGACGGCTCCGGTTCGCTGAGTGCGGAAATCACCAGCAGCGCCAGTGCCCTGTCATCATCCGGCAGGACCGGCAGACCGGTTTCAGCATCCCACTCCAGCAGGTTGTGCCACGGATGCGCGGGATCGGTGGCCCGCGCTCCGAGCAGTTGCAGTTTGTGTCCGATCATGTCGCGGACATCGACCTTGAGTTTGTCGCTCATGGTCATAGCGCCGAAAACACAGGCCAGATCGTGTCGGTGTTCTGGTCGGTGAAGGCAGCAATGGTGCCGCCCTGAATGTTGCGCTGGCGCAGTTCGACGGTGCCCCTGCTGTAGACAATGGCGTAGGTGTCGTGCTGTCGCACGGTGAACCACGCCATGTTGCGTTCGCGCCCGTTAAACTCGCCAATGGTCAGGCTGCCTTCGTCGGCAACCGCCCACGCATTGAGAATGATCGACATCACCGTAGTGGCGGCGACCTTGGAGTGTTCGATGCGCGGGTACGCATCGCCGGGACGGCCATTGAATAGGCCGTGCAGGTAGTGCCGAATGTCGGCTGGTTTTGTGACTTGCATATCAGTCAACCGCCTTCCACGCCGACACCGGGCGCTTGTCGAACAGATACGCGGGCGGCAGTTGCGAGTTGGCGAACGGGATTGCCTCGTGTCGCACCGGGGCCGCAGTCACAACCGACCTCGGCAGAGGCAGTGCGATGGCGAGGACAGCCATCACGAAGATCAGGGCAATGCCCGCGTAGAATTTCATTTCGGTATCCATGACTTGCTCCACATGCTGCGGAAGTGCAGCGATAGTCGGCAGACACGCTGCCGACCGTCGCCTCACTCGACCTGTTCGTCTTCGTCAAGCGGCAATTGCTCCGGTCTGGTGTTGGCCAGAGTGCCGCGCGCCTTCAGTTCCCACAGCCGGTACGCCTCATCTTCGTACTTGTCCTTGCGCTTCGGCTTCGGCACCAGCTTCGTGCTTTCCTCGCGGAAGTATTTCAGGCCGCGCCCCATCGCCTTGCCTTTCTGTGTGTGCTGATCGAACACGAAATCGGGCAGCACTGGTTTGAAGTCTTCCAGAATTTCGGCCCAACCTGCCGCCGCGTTGAAGTGATCGCCCTCGCGCGACTTCGGCGCGCGGCACATGAGGCGGATGGCGTTGCCGACAGCCATGCGTGACTTTCCAAGCTTCGTGCGGTCGGGGTCGTACCACTCCTTCGCTTGCTCACACGCCGCCTTGACGAACGGAATGATGTGCGGCTGCGACATGCAGTCAATGTCTTCGTGCGAGATAACCTGTAGCCGCTTGCACACCATCGAATTGAACGCCTTTGACGTGTGCATCAGTTCGACGGCGACTTGCATCGCTTCGAACTCCATGCCGCGCCGGATGTACTTCTGTAGTGCGGAGATACACGCCATTGAGGATAGGCCGTGCTTGGTTGGCGGGATCATGCTTGCTCCTGAAAAAAGAGAACCGGGCGGACATGATTGTCCGCCCGTATTGTTTGCGCCGGATCAGTTGGCGCGGGCGTCCGCGATTTGCAGAACGCTGGCGAGCCGTTCCTCGCCGCAGAGGCCGAGGATTTCATCGACACTCTCCTTGACGGCAAAGCCGCCGCCGTCAGTGAAGGTGATCCGCGTTCCGACCGCGTCACCGCGCCGCGCGTAAAAGCAGCGGATGGACGATACGTTGATGATCACCGGCTTGGTTGTCTCGACCGACACTTCGTCTTCATTGATGTGCTGGCCTTCGACTTTGCTCAGTTTGACTAACTGCATTTTGCTTGCTCCTGTCTTGCGGCCTTGTCCGGTGCCGCGTTGCCGGTCTTGCTGAAACGATAGAGCCACATGGACGAAAGGAAAGCTATACTTTTCTTTGCATGGATTTTTGATTTGTCCCGCTCAGAACGCAGACGGCTGCTCATTGTGTCGGCCTTGGCAGAGTGCTTGCCGACTGCCCTTGGCCAAAGGGTTGGGTCGGAGCGCGCGTCCGCTGCATACAGGCAACGAAAGCATTGGCCGCATCGCGCGAGCCGGTCATGTCGACATTCCACGCCGGTTCATTACCACCGGGGAAACCGATCAGCATCTTGTCGGCGTGGGAAAACTGTTCAACAAACTTGGCGATCTGACCGGCACCGACATTGGCTTCAACGAGGCCGCTCGTATTGCCGTTGTCATACTTGAACATGCCGCCCGTGGCGTCATCGGCAGTGCCGAAGTGATCGCGGTCAAATGTCAGAGACAGCGACAGCTTCGTGTCTTCTGGTATGCGCCAACTGTCCTTGAACAGTTGGATATTGATCGTGGGGTATCCGGCGAACCACTTGACATAGACCGACCGACCGCTTTCACCGGCCCGCATTCCGCACACCGGAATGCCATCCTTGTTCACCATCTGGTAGGCAGTCCAAAAACCAGTTCTGGAGAGGGTCGTTATCTCGCCAGCATTCGCAGCAGTCGCCAGCACAATCGCCGCGACTGTCGTCATCAGTATTTTCTTCATGGCTTGCTCCGTTCGGATTTGATGTTAGGCAGCTTGCGCCGTGTCGTTCTGCAATACGGCGTCGTAAAGATTGTTCTGTGCGATTGCTTCCAGCAGTCTGGTGGCAAGCGCAGTCTCAGTGAGGCCGCGCAGGTCGGCCTGCTGGCGCAGCAGCGACAGCGCGACACGGCTCAATGGCAGCGGCTTGTACGGCTTGACCGGCTTCGGTCTGAATTGCCGGTCGACAATGCAGGGGACCGGCAACGGTGGCAGCACTTCAGCCTTCGGCTCGACCGGCCTGTCATTGAACACGGCCACCGTCTGCCACACCGCCTTTAGCCGGTTGCGCTGGCGCTCCTGCCAGTTCGGCGTCCGCAGGCTGACCTTTTTCTTCGAACAGTTCACCCGCAGCGAGCCGAGGCTACAGCCGAAGCGTCGGGCAATCTCATCGGAGGGGACATTCTCCGCAGTCAGTTTTTTGACAAGGGCGAAGGTGTCGTCCGTCCATCGAACACGCCGCATCATCGGGCCTGCTCCTTTTTCGGGGCGAGCAGTGCGCCCATCCCGTCCATGAACACTTCGTACTCACGCATCGCCTGCTGAAACACTTTCAGGCTTTCGATGCTGATCCTGCCGCCGCAGGCTTTCTCAAGGTTGGCAAAACTGTCAGTCATTGGCTTGCTCCATTGTTTGGGTTGTTGCAGTGACGGCGATCACGCCGCTCCTTGTTCCATCGCTTCCTCGCTGGCAATCGACCGGGCGCGGGCGTCAGCTTCACGGCGCGCGGCGGCAACGGCAACCGGAGCCTGTGCGGCAACCGGGGCCGCGACCGTCGCGCCCCACGGCAGTCCGAAGTGATCCGCACACACCGGGCCGTAGCCGACCGAAGTGCTGCGCTCGTCACGCAGCGGCTTGTTGCAGAAGCAGCAGACACCATGCAGGCGACCGTAGCGGGCAGCTTCACCTGCCGGGTCACACGCGAACTGGCGCAGTTTCGCACCAAGACCTTCCGGTGCGCCGCGCGCCGGTTCAAACACACCCGCGCGAGTGACACGCCCGAAATACTGGCGCTGCTCACCGCCGCCGAAGCGGGTCGAGTAGCGCGACCGCTCGACACTGGTGACAGTCAGCGAACCGGGTTCGCGCGCACGACCGCCCGCGACATTGACGCGGAAGCCGTCAAGCACGATGGCCGGGAAGCGGAGGTGCTGGCGAGCGCGATCAAACAGCGCGACGATGCCCGACAGATCACCGACAGTTTCGGTCGGCTGCGCCGCTGGGCGCTGGGTCGAGTACAGCCGGTGTTCACCAATGACAATCGACGCGCCGACAGTTACTTGCTTGGTGCTGCCGTTGCGCAACGTGACCGGGATGACCGCGCCGGGTTGGATGGCAACACCGCAGTTCACGGTGCGGACCATCCACTCGCCGTTCACTTTTGAGAATGTATTCATTTGGCTTGCTCCGTCCGGCCTGATTGCCGGTAACGATGTTTTTGCCAGAGGCTTCGCCGTCTGTAAAGCCATGCTTTCCTTTTTCCAGACATGGCGGCCCCCGGCCTGTGCATAGCTAAATGCCTGATACGCCGGGGGTATTTCGATCAGCCGCGCTTGACGTGCCAGATGATTTCACCCGCCCGCGCGTCGATGGTGAAGGGACCGATGGCGTTCATCGCATCGAAGCCGAGCAGCGTCATACCCTCCGACACCGACACCAGCACGTCACGCAGAACGTGACTGCCGATCCGCATTTCCTTGACACGCAGCACCCGTTCTCTGCCGGTGCTGCCGTTCGCATAGCGGGCCGTCACTTCACCGAGTTCGACGGCGTTGCCGTTGCGCAGCAACATGCTGGCGAAGCTGGCTGTGATGGTCGAGGACGTTGCGCCGGTATCGACAATCATGCGCAGCGGCATCCCGCCGAGGATCACATCAATCTTCATTTGCCTGCCGTCGCTCGACAGGATTAGCGGCACACTGTCCTTGACCGGAAGGCTGGCCGTTCCCGGCGCTGGCGGCTGTTGCGTTGGCTGTGGGGCCTGCGGCGCTGGTTTCACCTCTGGCGCTTGAGCGTAGGGCTGGGTCGGCGCGGCTTCAGCGGTCGGCTGTGGCACGGGATTGTACGGAACGCACCGGGCAGCGGAGTGCATCAGCAGGGCGTTGCCCTTGTCGCTGTTGTACATCCACTCGTAATAGGTGATGGCGTCACCGTCACGCTTCACCTCACCGATCATCCAGATCACCGGCTGGCGATAGAGTGTGCCGCGCCACTGCACCTTGCGACCGGGGACACTGGCATCGCGCATGGCGTACTGATTGTTGCGGACAATCTTTGTGCCGTCACGAAACTGGTAGACGACAGCCCATGCACTGATTTCAGGCTTGTAGCTGATCCCGATTTGCGTGACCGGGTTGCTGTCACGCGGATCGTCACCAACGGCGACAACCGGCGCTCCGCACGAGAGAGTGAAGGCCGACGCCGAAGCGCAGGTTATCAATGCCGCTGTCGCGGCGAGTAGGGTTCGTTTCAACATTGGCTTGCTCCAGATGCAGGATCGCATCGCTACGGGGCAGCACCTGCCCCGCGCCGATAATCACCTCGCAAATTCCACAAACACCCGCCGTGTCATCTGACACCACCGCGCCTCTCCGTATTTCTCGTAAGCGGATTTCACCCGGTCCCAGCCCGAAGCGTAGACATCGGCAGGCAATGCCTTCTGGACTGTTTCCATTCCCTCAATCATTGAGGCAGGCAGCTTTTCGCACTTGGCGTCGTAGAACATCACCATCGCCGCGCCTTCCGCAGCGTCAGCATGGGCAGCGCCCGTAAACATTGCGAGTGCTGCCGTGGCAAGCAGAAGTTTCCGCATCACGCGGCCTCCTGATCGTCGCTCTGCACTGCCGGGGCGAACAAGAAGCTGTCGCCGCGCTTGCCGAGGAACGCGCCGACCGCAACAGATTTGCGGCTGCCGTTCTTGAGGGACACTTCAATCACGGTGCCAGCAGGCATCATGCGGTCGGATTTCAGCACCCAGAGTTTCGTGAAAGTCGTCATTGGCTTGCTCCAGTTTTGAAGGTTTTGATTACTTGCCGAACAAAGCGTCGAGGGCGTTAAAGTTGCCGCGCATCAGTTCATTGACCGCGTGGCGGGTTTTGTCGCGGCGCTGGCGGTTCACTGCGCTGACGCGCGAGTTGTGCGCCCGCAGTTCACCAGCGTTGGCGTATCCGAGGTGTTTCGAGACAACCAGATCGAACGCGGCTGCGGCGCTGTCGGCATACACGAACGTGGAACCGATTTTGCCGAAGAACCTGCCGTCCTCACACACACCAACACGACCAATCCACTTTTTGCCGGTGCGGATTTTGTGGAACGTGCAGGAACCCTCGCGGGGCATCAGGCGATAACGAGACATTTTGGCTTGCTCCTGTTTCCCGGTCGCTCTGACCGTGAAAAGAGAGTGCCAGAGGCCGGAACATTTGGGAAGCCATACTTATCATTTTGGACGCAGGGCGGTCTTCACGCCGCGCATGGCGCTGGCGGTATCCCGGTCAGAGCCGGTTCCGCCATTCTTCGTGCGCCTCTTTCGCAAGATCATCGATGCCGCTGTCGACAACCACTTGGCGCAGGTCGAATGCGGCACGGGTGCGGGTCGCTTCGCCTTTCTCAAGCTGATCAATGATGTGCAGTATTCGCAGTCGCTCGCTTGGCCTCACGTCATCCTCCAGAGTTTGCGAGCAGCATTGAGCCGGTCGCGGTTCTTGCGGTCCCGCGTATTCATGCGGTGGGTGTAGTCGATGTTGCGCGCTTCAGCAGTCAGCTTCATGTCGCAACCATTGCCAGCATTGATCAGCAGCAGCGCGGCATCACGCAGGGCACCCTCGCTGCGTTCGACAACGCCGCAGCGCGAGCCTTCGTCGGTCATCACAAGTTCGGGGCACGGTCCCGGCTGGTCGCCGTGGATGGCCTGCGCCAGATCGCACAGCACCGCGTAGCAGCAGGCACCGCACGAGTTGCAGGCCGCACCGTGGCGCGGCTTGCGTTCAATCATGTAGCGGGGGACGGGGTGGATTGTAGGCAAGGTCATTCTCATACTGTTTGGGGTTTGACATTTCGGCTTTGCACGTCTCACCAAGACGCGCGCCACATTTGCGACAGGCATGGTTGTTTCGCGGCAGCGCATACCATCCGTTTGAACACTGCCGCCGATGCTGGTTCGGTTCGGAATAGTCAGTCATCAAATCCTCCTGCCATCGTAATATTTATCGGCAAGCCACTGGTCGAGCGACGGGCGTTTTTTCGGACGCGCAAAAGACGTGTCCGCCCACGGGTCATGATTGGCCTTTGATGCGGCGCGGCGTTCCGCCTTGCGGATTGCTTTCTTTGCCGCCTTGCGTTCCGCCTTGCGTTGCGTTGTCGTCTTGCCTTCCGCGCGGACCTTGGAGGGACGCGCGGCGAGCGAGGGACGACCGGTGCGGCGCATCCGCTGCCGTTCAACATGCGACGGGTGCTTGTCATCATAGCTGTCTTCCAGTGCCACAATCAGCGGGCGCACCGGTAGACCGAAGTCATGGTAGCCGTCTTTGATCCCGGCGAAATAATGCGACGATGGCGGATAAATGCCGGTGCTGTTCATGACGTAGAACATCACTTGTGCCTCACCGTCCGGCAGATTGTCGATGGTCAGCACGACCTTGCGGTACATGCCGGTGCCGTCATCGCGGTAGCCTTCATACCGGTCAAGATATTCTTCGCACTGCGGCGTGATCTTCCAGAGGCCGCCCTGCACAGCATCACCCTCTGACGGGACAATGTCGGCCACACCGCGAAACACCAGCTTCCAGTTTTGCAGTTCGTAGCTGGACACCGGGTCTGCCTGCGGACAGCGCCGCGACATTTGCTCGATACTCAAGTTTGATCCGTAAGCGAGGTACAACATTGGCTTGCTCCATTCATCGAATGATAAGAATAACTTAGCAGGTACGGGAAGGAAAGTCTAGCTTTCCTTCCCGCTCAGAGACTAGCGGCGGAGAGCCGCACGGCGACCGTTCCAGAACTCACGTTGCTCTGGCGTGGCCTTCAGCAGGTCATCGAGATTGGTGGTCGGAGCCGCCGCGACAGTTGTCACGTTCGGATTGGACACCATGAAGTACCGCTTGCCGCGCTTGCGATATTCGAAACCGGCGAGGCGAGCGTGACGCTTCACGCCCATTCTGCGAGCACCGACACGGACGCACAGTTCGTAGGTTGTCGCGCCTTCAGGGCGGCTGATCATCTCGATCACGGCGCGGGTCTTGAAAGCGAAGTGAGCGTAGTCGCGCGCGATCTGCCGACCGGCACCAATGTCACCCGCCTTTGCGGCGGTCACGAGTTGCAGGCAGCGGATGATCCAGTTGACCGCCTTCACCGCATCGACCGTGCCGCTGTGCTGGCGAAACTCGACAGTCGGCTTGTCACGGTCATACGTGGCGAGGTTCAGCTTGACGTAACGGTCAGTGCCCGAACCGGCAGCGATTTGCATCGCCCGCACCAAATCTTTCCAGTTCCGCGCCCGGTCAACCGAAGCGAAATTGACGCTGGCAATCGAGCGGCAGAAACCGGCGTTGTTCGCGCGACGGCTGTTCGGCATCACCTCGTCAATCTCACGCTCGTAGGAGGCGTACAGCTTGACAAGATTTTTTTGCGTTTGCAGATCGTTCTCGGCAACGCCGACATGAACGTGGAAGCCGCAGCTTGAGTTGACGTTTGCGCCCATGTCACGGAGAGCGTTGACAACGGTCGCAACTTGGTCGAGCCCGTCCTGTCCGCGCAACACCGGGGACACGAACTCGGCACCCGAGCCGCCGCGAAAAGAGCCGAGGCCGTTTTCGTCACGGATCGAGCCGTCCGCGTGTACGTCCCAACCGAAGCCTGTACGGCGGCGCAGTTCCGCGCGCGCGGTGGAGACGCTATAACGATTGCCGGGAAAGAACACTTCGAACTCGGTGCCGAAGGTCAGATGTGAGAGTGTGTCGTCCATTTTGGCTTGCTCCTTATTTGGCCGGGGCCGACCCCCGGTGTGAGAAGACCATGCCAGCGCCAACGGTGGTTTGTAAAGCCATGCTTTCCTTTTTCGGCAAAGACATGGGCTATGTTCATGGGGTGCATGGCGCACCTGTTTTGTTCCACACAGGAGGGCTGAATGGCTGAGATACCCGAGGCCGGAACGATCACCGCCGAGCAGGCGGTATTACTGCTGCTGCTGGAAAACTCAGGCGACCTCAAGCGGCTGGAAAAGGATGGCGCTGTCGCGCCGATGGCACCGGGCCGCTACTGGCTGAAAGACCTCGTGCAGGGCTTTGTGCGCTACACGCGCAAGAACGCCGACATGACCGACACGTCATCGCTGTCGATCTGTTTCGGGCTGACCGGTGCACGTATCGGACAACTGGCGCGGGAGGGCTGGTTCAAGCAAATCGAGCGCGGGCGCTACAATTGGAAAGAGGCATGTGCAGGTTACATCCGGTTCTTGCGTGACGAAGACCGCCGATCATCGCGGTCATCGAGCGACAGCCGCATCAAGGATGCCAAGGCGCGTGACATCGAGATACGCACAATGCAGCGGCTGGGTCGTCTCGTGCCGCTGGAAGTGTACGAGGAAATGATTGACAGCATCTGTGGCACAGTGCGAAGCGAGTTTGCAGGCATGGCCGCAACGGTCACGCGCGACCTCAATTTGCGCCGCATGATCGAGAGAGAGGTTAATGCTCGACTACACCGCATCGCAGAACTCGCAATGGCACAAGCCATACGGCTGGAGACGCGCAGCGGCGCTGCTGATGCCGTCAGCGCCAACGGAACCGGACCTGTGGGCGGCGGCAAACAGGACGTATCCGCCGACAGCGGCAGTGCCGGGACCACGCGACCCCCTCCTGACACCCTACGTGGTTGAACCGGAGCGCGTCATCGCATCGGGCGCGTACAAGCGCGTGGTCATGGTGTTCGGTGCGCAGACCGGCAAATCCGAAGCGATGCTTGACGTGGCAGGGCAACGGCTCGATCAGCGACCGGGACCGATCCTCTACGTTGGGCCGAACAAGCAATTCCTGACCGAGCAATTCGAACCGCGCGTCATGGCGCTGCTGGACGAAGCGCCGTCACTGATGGCGAAGGTGGCGCGCGGCAAGCGTATGACAAAGACGCGCAAGGTGGTTGCCGGTGTGCCGTTCCGTCTCGCCCATTCGGGGTCGTCAACGGCACTGAAGTCGGACCCCGCCGTCCTCGCACTTGTCGATGAGTACGATGAGATGCGCGACAACGTGAACAACATGGGCGGGCCGCTGGGTCTGGTGGAACGGCGCGGCGACACCTACGCCGATTTCGTTTGCGTGGTGACATCGACACCGAAGAAAGGCAGGGTCGGCGCGGTGCAGGATCAGTCGTCAGGACTGTTCTTCTGGGAGCCAGCAGTGACAGAGGATGTTGAAAGTCCGATCTGGCAACTGTGGCAGCAGGGTACGCGGCATCACTGGTGCTGGCCGTGTCCGCACTGTGCTGAATACTTTGTCCCGCGCTTCAACCTGTTGCGCTATCCGCTGAAGGCACCGCCGCTGGAGGCGGCGCGCGAAACCTTCCTTGAGTGTCCGCGCTGTGGCGGCATCATCAACGATGATCACAAGGCCGACATGAATGCGCGCGGCAGGTACGTTGCGCCGGGGCAATCGGTCGACAAGGAAGGCGTGGTGCGCGGCGGCTTCACCGAGAGCAAGACAATCTCGTTCTGGGTGTCGGGGCTGGCATCGCCGTTCGTGTCGTTCGGTGAGCGCGTGGCGGTGCTGGTCGAAGCGCAGCAATCCGGCGACGATGCGATGGTGCAGCAGGCGATCAACGCCGGGTTTGGTGAACTGTATTCACCGGGCGGCGGCGAAGTGCCCGAGTGGATGGAAATAAAAGAGAAGTCCCGCGCGTCATCGTACAAGCGCAACGAGGTGCCCGAGGATGCGCTGTATCTGACACTGGCCTGTGACGTGCAGAAGCATTCGATCCCGTGGGTCATCCGCGCGTGGGGCGCACGGGCAACATCGTGGCTGATCAACTACGGCTATTTGCGCGGCGACACGACCGAGGAAGAAATCTGGGGCGCTCTGGGCGATCTTGTCTCGGCACCCATCGACGGTATGG